ATGCAAATTGGCTATATTCGTGTGTCAACAAATGACCAGAACACGGATTTACAACGCAATGCACTGAACTGCGCAGGATGTGAACTGATTTTTGAAGATAAAATCAGCGGAACGAAATCAGCCAGACCGGGATTGAAAAAACTGCTCAGAACGCTATCAGAAGGAGATACGCTGGTTGTCTGGAAGCTGGACAGACTGGGCAGAAGTATGAAACACCTGATCACGCTTATTGAGGAATTGCGGGAAAAAGGTGTTAATTTCCGTAGTCTGACGGACAGCATTGACACATCAACACCCATGGGGCGTTTCTTTTTTCACGTCATGGGGGCTTTAGCCGAAATGGAACGTGAATTAATTGTAGAGCGTACACTGGCCGGGCTGGCAGCAGCACGCGCACAAGGACGCATTGGCGGACGTCGCCCGAAGTTGACAAAAGAACAACACGAGCAAATAGCGAGGCTGATTAAAAACGGTCATGACAGGAAACAACTGGCGATCATTTACGACATCGGCATATCGACGATTTATCGTTATCACCCTGTAGGCGATATACAGGCTGAAGAAACAACCAGGCAGACTCAGGAAAATGAAAACCGCTAATCTGACCATTAGCGGTTTTGCGTTAATCAAAACAGCCCTTTAACGGAGCTGGCCGCGCTGTTAAGGGATGATGTGACCTTGTCTTTGAAGCCGGACAGCATATCACTGAACGATGAGGATTGCAGGCGCTCCCGCAAATCCTCATCACAGCGTTCAAGAGTCAGTGAAAATTCTATCTTTTTCGCCTTACCGTAGCGATCAAACTCGGAGCGGGTCGTATTCGTTCCGGTCAGGACATACATGCCGTAAATCTGCCCGACACCATCAATCAGAGGCCAGGGGCGTCCTGTATATGCCTGCGTGGTCAGCAACGAAAGCGACACTTCGCCACCTGTAATTTCAGGATAAAGCACGCCGGAAAGCACGATGCGATCATCACCTGCACCGATATACTGCCAGCTTGCTGAACGGTTAACACGTTCATTTTTCACATGCCGCCAGCTTTTGTTTTGCTGTAACTGCTGATGCGGCAGTGTGCGCAGCTCAAAAACAAACATGCCGTAGATCATCATCATGACCATGACTCCTCAATCTTTATCGTAAAAACTGCCACGTCCGGCACGGGCGCGCCGTTCCATCTCTGCCCTGACCATTTCACCGACCAGTTTCGCCAGTTCGCGGGGATTCTGCGTAACAACGTTATGCAGATGAACATGAATTTCACCGCCAAATCCGGAGGCAACAGGCTCCCGGTTACGGGAAGTTACAGGAACTGATGCCACTGGAGATCGTATGGCCTCCGCCACCGGGCGGGAGCTGGCCGCAACAACAGGGACCAGCGCCGGAGGCAGCGGAGCCGGGACCACGGGTGTGATATTAATTGCGGGGGCAGGCTTACTGACCTGCGCAATCTTCCGCTCCTGCCACTCCCCACGAACAGCAAGTGCGCGGGGCAGGTTCTTAAAGACAATATCGCCGGGGCCAATGCGTTTTTTCGTCTCATCAACCAGCTTACCTGTGTTATCAGCAATTTTGCTGAGTCTGCGTAGCGTCCCGGTATTGCTGTCTGTGAGCGGTTTGTTGTCTTTGGGTTTATCACCTCCGGTGCCATTGCCATTTTCCACAGGCTTCGGCGGATTGATTTTCGCAAGGTCCCCCTGAAGCAAGGCAACCTTGTCCTGAAGAATGGCCGCACGCTGTGCGTCTTCGATTTTCTTGCGCGCCCTTTCCGCTTCATCCGGAAGGACGCCAAGTTTTTCAAGTATCCACGCCAGCGTATCCAGTAGCATTTTTGCAGGTGTCAGAACAAGCTGTAACGCACCGCCAAGAACGTTACCGAATATCTCGCCAGCACTGGTACATTTATCCAGCGTTTCCTTGCTGGACTCCATCGGTGACAGCAGCGATTTAAACCAGTTAAACACCTGGCTGATCCCGCTTCCGATTGCGTCAAAAACAGGACCAAACCGTTCAAAGGTTTCGCGCAACGGGGTCAGCCTTTCCATAATCCCGCTGAACACCCCGGCAAAAAATGCCCTGATGGGATCCCAGTATTTCCAGATAAGAACGGCAGCTCCGGCAAGCGCAGCCACGATAAGACCAACCGGACTGAACAGCGCCCCGATAGCGCCTCCCAGTAAAGAAACGGAACCCGTCACCATTCCCCACAGCGCAGGCAACACCCTGACGACATTCATTGACCGGGTAAGAATGTCAAAACCAAGACGCAGGGTGGCCAGCTTCCCGTAAAGCACCCCAATAACCAGCGACAACGAGCCAATCGTTGCAGTCATTGCCAGCAACGCACCGCCTGCTATCAGTAGCTGGCGCGTCAGTACCGGATGGGCCTGCGCCAGCGAGGTGATTTTTTCAAGCACCCGCGTGAACCACTGCGTGACAGAACGCAGCGGACCGTCAACCAGATCACTGATGCGAATACGAAGACCTTCCCATGCGCTGTCGAGATTTTTCAGGTCCCCATCAAGATTATCGGCCATTACTTTTGCGACGCGATCGGCCTCTCCCCTTGCCCCCTGCAATTCTCTGGTCAGTTTTTGCAGCTCTCCTGAACCAGCCGCCGCAACAAGCGTCTGCAAACCAACGAACGCCTCTTCTCCGGCGATGTCCTTGAAGAAGGATACCTGGTCCACCTGTCCGTATTTTTGTGTCGCCTTATAGAGATCAAGCAGCACATCCTCCATCGGGCGCATTTTGCCTCTGGCGTCAGCAACTGACACCCCAAGCTCTTTCAGAGCATCAGCCGCAGCTTTTGGCGGTGATGCAAGGCGGGACAGACTTGCGCGCATGGCCGTACCAGCATCGCTTCCGCGAAGACCATTATTGGCAAGCATCCCGGCCATGGCCGCCGCTTCTTCAAGACTGATACCAAGTTTTGCGGCAACCGGACCGGTATACTTCATGGTTTCGCCCAGCGCGCGTAAATCAGTATTGGTCCGGGTGAATGCTGCTGTCAGCGTATCGCCAACCCGGTCCATTTGATCGGCTGTCAGATTGAACTGTGTGAGGATATTGGAGCCTATATCAGCCGTCTCGCCGAGTTCGACGCCACCTGCCAGCGCCATATTAAGAACACCGGGCAATGCGGCCTGAATGGCCTGCGGAGTAAAACCAGCCATTGCCAGAAAGCTCTGCCCGCTGGCGGCATCACTCGCAGTAAACTGTGTTTCAGAGCCAAGTTTTAACGCCTGCTCACGCAGCGCCTTAAACTGCGGGCTGTTTTTGTCGATTCGCGTCAGTGCCTGAACGCGGGACATCTCTTTGCCGAACCCGATCGCAGGCTGCAAAAAACGCCCGGCAGCATAGCCGCCCGCCGCTGCCGCACCAATTGCCAGCGCACCACCTGTTTTCAGTTTCCCCGCGGTTTCCTGCGCGCGCGAATACCGCTCACGCGCCCGCGTTACACGCGCAAGCGCCTGCCGTTCGCGTTCAAGCTGGTTGTTGTACTGTTCGGTGCGTCTGATGGCCTGCTGGATGGTGTTATCGCTGCCTGTCAGGGAAATGCCGTGTCGTTTCAGTTCTCCGCCAAGTTCCCGCATTTTCTGAATTTCCCGTGTGCGCGATTCATTCAGGCGTTCAAGCCGGGTGCTTAACTGCTGCATCAGCTTTTGTTGTTTTTCGCTGAGCACTGTACCCGTGCGTTGTAACTGATTAAGGGCGTTAAGCTGGCGTCGTGCTTTCACGATGCCCGCATCCGCTTTACTGACAGCGTCACGGGCGCGCTCAAATGAACGCGCCTGACGCTCGAGATTTTTGATCGCCCCCTGCGTTCGCTGGATGGAGTCACCAAACTGCCCCATCAGGCGGCGGGCGTTTTCGGCAGGCCGGGTCAGCCTGTCAACGGCGCTGAAAGCGACCCGGATATCAAGAGTCTTCATTGTCTGCATTCCCGCTGCGAAGTGCCGCCCGCTCACGCCAGCTAACCACTTCGCCGGGCGTCATCATGAAGATTTCGGCGGGCGACCAGTTAAAAATGGCGGCGATATCTGCCACCAGATCTTCGATGTGCTCAAAGCACACCAGGGTGATTACGCTGCCGTCTCCTGCACGCTCTTCGCGCCAGAGTCTGGCTCGCTCATAAAATTTACAGCCACAGCGCACAACTGAATAAAATCGCGTGACGACATTTTTTTAATCATCACTTCATCCAGTCGTGGCGAGGTCACGCGAGGCAACAGCGTGAACATGGTATCCGCTTTCAGATTCAGCACATCAGACAGCGACAGACCACGCAGGGATCCAGCCTGTTCAATAGCCCCGGTGATCTCCACATACGTGATTTTTTCGCCACCACGCTCAATTGGTCGGGTCAGTTTTACGCCACGTTCGACAGCCATATCCTCACCTGCCGTCACATCATCCGCCACGGTGTTATTCCGGGTTTCAGTATCGATGTCTTTCATCAGTTGTCTCCTTTTCAGTCAGAGGCGACGCACTGCGCCGCCTGCATATTACTTATCAGCCAAGCCCAAGCGCGGAACGGATACGGTCAGGCACAATGTCCTTGCCGTCCTTCCGGTAGATGTGGTTCAACAGGTCGATTTCCCACAGCGGGCGATCGTTAACGCTCAGCTTGTAGTAGGTGTTTTTGACAGCGTAAGTGTGTGATGTGGCTTCGCCCTGTTTGGCTTCCCCCATATCAATTTCCGTCACACGCCCGCGCATCTCGATTTCATACAGATCGCTTTCTGCATCGGTGTAGTATTCACCCGCAAAACGCAGCAGCGTGCCGTCAATCGTGCCGCCATATTTAAGGAACAGCGCACGAACAGCTCCCCCCATGACAAAACTCGCATCAAGCGCGGAGTCGTCCAGACCGAGATCAATACTTACCGCCCCCATCATGCCACCACCACGATAGCTGTCGGTTTTGCGCGTCAGTTTGGGCGGCGTGACGGATGTCACTTTGCCCACTTCGTTTTCACCATCCACAAACAACGTAAAAAAGCGAAGATGTTTTGGTACAGCCATCAGGCACCTCCCAGCACCGCAAATGCGGGACCAAAGAATTCATCAGTAAACGTCTGGTAAAGCTCCATGTCTTCCAGCGGGGGAACAGGCGTATATTTGTAGCGAATACGCACACGTCCCTGACGTAAATTCGTGGTGCCGTTATCCACCACGTCATACCAGCACTCCGCACCAATCAGTTTCCCGGCAGTAACCAGCGAATCCAGTTTTGCCCTGATGGCACTGATAACATCCTTCACATTCGCAGGCGTCAGTGGACTGTCGATGGTTTCAAACTGCGCTTCCGCAATTGAATCAGCCAGCACCTGTGCGGTTCGGGTATACACCTCAAAGATGTAGGCGTTCGTTTCCGGTGTGCGGTTGCCCCAGAAGCGGAACCCGTTGCGACGAATAATGGTCGTGATTTCTTTGTTGTTGAGGCTGTTGGCATCGCTGTCTTCGGCCTGCAACGACCAGAACACATGCCTGGACATTCCCAGCACATTTTTAACCGGAACGTTGGACAATGATTTGTGCCAGCCCTGCTCATGGTCAATGTACGCACGAAGGCCGCACGCATAGGCAGGCGCGGGGAACGTTTCGTTTTTGCCACTTTTCGGGTTGTAGGCGATGAAGTCCGGCCATAAGAGCATCACCTCACGTTCGTTGAATTTCTGGCGATAGGTAATCGCCTCAGCCATCGTGTTACAGCCGTGACATGAGGCATACACAAACGCGCGCAGTTTACCTGCAATCACGCACAGGGATTTTGTTACAGCCTCCGTGTCCAGCTCCGGCGCGGCCAAAATACGCGGACGGTATCCGATGCTTTCATCCTGCTCTGCAACAAGCAGCGCATACATCCCCGTATAGCTGCCGTCATCCTCAGAACCACCGATAACCAGTTGATCCTGCGTCTTTCCGTCTTCTTCTTTGTGTTCAGCCACGCGAACGACGATCACCTTTGTGCTCACCTGGTCTGAGATGGCCTTAAGCGCACGATAAAGCGTCCCCGTTGTTCCGCATTTTCCCAGCACGTCATTGACGCGGGTCAGCAGTGTGGGCTTGTTCAGCGGGAACAGCTTCGCGTCCGCATCATCCGCCGTTGCCACGATACCGATAACGCTGGAATCAACATCGTTAATCGCTGTTACCAGGTCGGTATTTTCCGTAACACGGGCACCATGAAAACGAGTTTCACTCATAGCTTCAGCCCCTTGTATCCGTTAAATGATTCGGCAACAATCATCACCCACCACGCGCGTAATCTCACCCCTGCGCCGTTCTCCCGACCCGGCGACAACAAAAAGCAGTAACCTCCTCCGCACGCACATGCGACCATGCCGCACAGGGAGGGAACAGATGACCGACACCACCATGCAATTGCTCAGTCAGGGCACAGACCCCGTGAAAATGCCGGATTTTGATATTCTCGCGGAGGGTAAAACGCTGTCAGGCGTGGCAGAGCGCCTGATGAGCCTGTCACTGACCGACAACCGGGGATTTGAGGCGGACCAGCTCACCATCACGCTGGATGATGCGGATGGTCAGTTGCAGCTACCGCCACGGGGCGCGCGCCTGACGGTTCTCATTGGCTGGAAAGGAGAACCGCTGACAGAAAAAGGCACTTACATTGTTGATGAAATCGCTCACGAAGGACCGCCGGACAGGCTGACTGTTTCAGCCAGAAGCGCAGATTTTCGGGATGAATTTAACGTTAAACGTGAGGTGTCCTGGCATGATGTGACCATTGAGCGTGTGGTATCCGCCATCGCTCATCGGTATGGTCTGAAACCGCAAATCAGCGAAATGCTGATGGATATCGAAATCGACCACGCCGACCAGACCGAAGAAAGCGACATGTCCTTCCTTACGCGCATGGCGGAAATGCTGGGCGCAATCACCACGGTAAAAAGCGGTAATCTGTTATTCATTATGCCAGGCGGTGGCGTGAACGCACAGGGCCAGCCGTTGCCATCGTTCGCCATCACGCGCAGCAGTGGCGATCGCCATCAGTTCCGCATTGCTGACCGCGAAGCGTATACGGGGGTACGCGCTTACTGGCTTGATCTTAATTACGGGAAAAAGAAAAAAGTCAGCGTGAAACGCCGCAAACCGCCAAAACCCAAAAAGGAGAAAAGCAGCAGCCGTGAAGGTGATTATATGGAAGGCGCGGAAGGCAATGTGTTTGTGTTACGCAAGACTTATCAGAACGAGCAGGCAGCAAGACGCGCAGCGGCGGCAAAGTGGCAGCAGCTACAACGCGGAGCCGCATCATTCTCCATCACGCTGGCACGTGGTCGTGCAGAACTCTACCCCGAAATGCATGGCACGGTAACAGGATTTAAAAGCGAGATTGATAATCAGGACTGGATTATTGCAAAAGCCGAGCACACCATCGATAACAGCGGCTTTACCACGCAGCTTGAGCTTGAGGCAAAAATCCCGGAATGGATAGCAGAAACAGAGTGAGCAACTTAGAATAGCAGCAGCACCACGTTAAGGGAGGTCGCTATGTTCCGTTGTCCGCTTTGTGGCGCATCTGCCCGTATCCGCACCAGTCGTCCGGAAAATGATTCAAACACCGTGCGGCAAAAGTATTACCAGTGTAACAACCTGGAATGCGGCGTATGCTTCTCAACACTGGAAGCTTTCCATAAATTCACATCAAAACACGCCTCCGGCGTTCACTCTTCAGAAGGTATCCCGTGGCATGAGCTGCCAGCTTCACACAGGGGAAACAATCAGATGAGTTTGCCTTTACCTCAGAATTAACAGGCAGAATTGCCGGAGTAACAAAAAAGCGATAGATTACGCGCGGGTGCCTTTCGGCTGATGGTCGGAGGGAATACCCGAAGGCCAGATGTGGAAAGGCCCCGGAAAACATTTCTGTTTAACCGAGGCCCTAACACTTCTTACCTTCGCAAGTAGAAGGTTAGCGCCTCTCCTCTCAGGAGACAAGCGTTATGACGCAAATTCCGTTAAAAACCCTGTTACTTTGCATAACTGCGGTAGCGATAATCTGGATCCTCCACACATCACCGTGCGAGTTACGATTCAGGTTTGCTGGCACGGAAATTGCGGCATTCTTACTATGTAATAAGTAAGATAACCGCGACGGGGGAGTAATCCCCCGTCAATCGGTTGCTAAGGTTGGTCGAAACGGCACCCTATCTCACAGACATGAACAACAAACCCGCAGCGTAAAAACTGCGGGTTTTCTTTTTGGTGCCCTCACAAATGAGGGCACCATACATAAGCAATAGGCATAACAGATCGATGCAATAAATCCGATCGATAAAAACGATCGATTTGTTATCATATCGGCAGCAGTAACCACACAAGAGGTGCCGCAAATGACGCAAAATGTACGATGCAAAAATTGCAACAAACTACTTGCCCGCGCCTCATTTCACTACATTGAAATAAAATGTCCGCGCTGCAAAACACTTAACCAGATAACGAGAGCCATCGAGCACCCCACACACATTAGGAGTTATGACCGTGGGGATCGCAATCCAGCACCAACCAGCACATACACCGGAACACACTAAGGTTTATCAGACTGACAATGCCACGCTCTGTCGTGGGAATGCGCTGGAAATATTGCCGCTGATTGAGCCAGAAAGCATTGATGCCTTAATCACTGACCCGCCTTACAGTTCGGGTGCGACACACAAGGCCGGACGCACCAACCAGGGCAGCCATGCAAAATATCTGAACGGCGAGAACATTCACCGTTTTGATGGGTTCGCGGGTGAAAACATGGACGCCCGTTCGTGGGCTTACTGGACACAATTATGGATGGCACAGGCACACCGCGCAGTCAGGCCGGGCGGTTATGCCCTGGTATTTACTGACTGGCGACAATTACCAGCTTTAACCGATGCGTTTCAGGCCAGTGGCTTTACATGGCGCGGCATCATTGCGTGGAACAAGGGGAGGGGGTCACGAACACCACATACCGGGTATTTCCGGCATCAGTGCGAATACATCGTCTGGGGCAGCAAAGGCCATTTAGATAAATCGCCTTCGGGACCGTTCGACGGCTGCATGACATTCCCGGTTATCCCGTCAAAGAAAATGCACCCGACCGGAAAACCAGAAGAACTAATGGCGGAACTGGTCAGGACTGTGAATAGTGGCGGAACAGTCCTTGATCCTTTTATGGGGTCAGGGACAACGGGTGTGGCTGCACTGAAAGCAGGACGCAAATTTATTGGTATAGAAACCAGTGATCATTATTTTGATGTAGCAACACAACGGCTAAAAACGGCGATCGAACCATAAGACAAAGCCCGCAATGTTGCGGGCTTACTCTACCTCTCGAAAATGTGGTCACTGCGTGGACATACGCTGATACAAATCCTTTTATATCAATAAATTAAATCTTTGTTTTTTTCATCAACAAGGATTTTCACGTTTGTGGTACCTGTATGAGACGAGAGTTAACCAAACAAGTGTGCCATAATCTCGCGCCCAGGCATACTTGCGATGATTTCAGGTATAAGGATACATAATGATACAACCTATTTCCGGCCCTCCTCCCGGGCAACTGCCAGACCGGGAAAACAGCGCAGGCAATCAGCCTTTATCCAGTCTGCAACGAACCGCCCTGGAAAGCTTGATGACCAAAGTAACCTCGCTGACGCAACAACAGAGAGCGGAGTTATGGGCCGGCATCAAACACGACATCGGCCTGCCAGGCGATTCACCTTTACTCTCGCGCCACTTCCCCGCTGCGGAACATAACCTCGCGCAACGTCTGCTTGCCGCGCAAAAGAGCTATTCTGCTCGTCGGCTTTTAGCCCAGTTAGGAGAATATTTACGGTTGGGAAATAACCGTCAGGCGGTTACGGATTACATCCGAAATAACTTTGGTCAGACACCGCTTAACCAACTCTCGCCAGAACAATTAAAGACCATTCTTAACCTGTTACAGGAAGGGAAAATGGTTATTCCTCAACCACAGCAACGTCAGGCTACCGATCGTCCTTTATTACCGGCGGAGCATAATACGCTTAAACAACTGGTGACTAAACTCGCCGCGGCGACAGGGGAACCCAGCAAGCAGATCTGGCAGTCGATGCTGGAGCTTTCTGGTGTGAAAGATGGCGAACTAATCCCGGCAAAACTGTTTAACCATCTGGTCACCTGGTTGCAGGCGCGTCAGAGCTTAAGCCAACAAAATACCCCGACGCTGGAATCGCTTCAGATGGCGCTAAAGAAACCGCTGGATACCAACGAGCTGGCAGCACTATCCGCGTATATCGAGCAAAAATATGGCCTTTCCGCGCAATCCGTCCTTTCTTCTGTACAGGCTGAGGATATCCTGAACCAGCTCTATCAACGGCGGGTTAAAGGGATTGATCCACGAGACATCCAGCCACTGCTCAATCCCTTTCCACCATTAATGAACACATTGCAAAATATGGCGACACGTCCCAGCGTGTGGATTTTATTAGTCGCCATCCTCATCATGCTGGTCTGGCTGGTACGTTAA